GGCCTGATGGTAGGTCACTTGCGCTTTGCACGATTGCACTTGACAGGGTGAGCGCGTTGTGTTAGCTCGACGCCAGGCGTTGTCCTATGGTGGACTATGGTGATCGAAAGCGTGCGCCACTTTCGGCTCGCGTGCGCTTGTGTCGCATGGTGTCCGTTCCCCGCGGGTGGGCGGAGCCCAACACGTGTCTAAGGGCTAAATTTGTCCCAAATCCGGCTCAATCTAGGCAGTCTGGGTCCTCTTTTACCTCCACCCTAGCCCTAAGCATGCTTTCTAACTTGACAAACCCATATATAGTAGCTCATACTCCCCTTCTACACCATATATAGTGTAATTCGTCAGGAACACCCCAACCATGTCGTCCATCCTCACCTTCTTCCACCTCCAACTAGACCGCATCCTAGGCAAGACCCAAGTCCACGCTCCAGGTCCAAAGAAACCTACCTTGGGACAGCAAGACCTTGGAAAGGTTAAGTAAAACTACTTATGAGTAAAGCCGCACCCTTCTCTAGGGTTAGAGAGGCTAGGGAAGCCATCGCCGCCAAGGCCCTGGAACTCTTCGAAGGTTACATGAAGATGATTAAGAAGGCCGAAGATGCCGACCAATTCGAGGTTGCTTCTAAGGGATACCAGTTCCTAATCGAGCATATGCCTAAAGATGAGGAAGGTAGAACCCTAATCGACCCCTCCATAGACAAAGGACCAACAGGAAAGGTTGGCCCAGTTGGACCTCAGATTCAAATCGGTATAGCCCTAACCACTCCAAAGGCTCTACCTCCCGTTGAAGTTATCGACGTAACAGATGAAACCTCGAATTGAACTGATTAAGGACAAGAAGAGGACCCTACCCATAAAGTGGGTAACCCTACATGGTAGGAGATGCCAGTGCAAATCCTGTCTAGAAACTGGTGGAAAAGTCTACCAGTCCGTAGTGCCCGACGTTACAGAGCAAAATGACACAAACTAATCCCCTCCCAAACATCAAGCACGCCGTAGAGTGTGAAGAATCTCCAGACGAAAAGCACCACTTTACCACCAAGACATCATGCGATTTCTGTGGCCGTGGTGCGGTAATCGTCAATGGAGAGATCCTCTACGTTCCCTCCCTCAAACAAAACGAATATCATCAAGCTACTGCCAAGAACGTCCTCTTCTATGGGGGACGAGGCTCAGGCAAGTCAGTCTGTGGTCGATGGGACGCCCATATGCGAGCCCTATCGGTCCCAGGCTTTAAGTATTGTATTCTCCGAAGGACCTACCCAGAACTTGAGAAGTCCCACCTTATTGACCTTCCTAAGGAAATGAAGCTTCTTGGTGGTGAGTTCAACTCGACCACTAAGGTAGCTAGATATCCTAATGGGTCAACAGGGTTCTTCTCCCACTGTCAGAATGAGCAGGACGCTCTAAACCTCCTTTCATCAGAGTTCTACCTAATGTTCTTTGATGAGATCTCAACCTTCGACTGGGACGTCTTCAGGAAGCTTGCAGCCTCTGTCCGAGCCCCCAAGAAGATGAGAGCCCTAGGGGTTAACCCTATGGTAAGGGCTGCTACCAACCCATACGGCGCCTCTGCCGAAATGATTAACAAGTACTGGGTGGTGAAGGACGTAGACCCAGAGGAAGACCCTAGGTATAGGCCTGAAGATTGGGTTTCAATTAAAGCTAACCTAGAAGACAACCCATATCTACCTGAAGATTACCGAGACCAGTTCTCTGGTATGTCTAAGCACCTCCTAAAGGCGTGGGTAGATGGTGAGTTCTCCATCGAGAACGCCCTCTTTGACCTCCAACCCACACGAATCAACTCCCAAGGGGAGCGTCGTCCTTGGCACGTCATCCATGACATTGATCTACCTAAGGTACTCAAGTCTGCTGTAGTCTACCGAGCCATCGACGCAGGATGGTTCCCAGACCCCACTGTCTGTCTATGGATAGCTCACCTAGGAAATCGTTATATTGTCTTCCATGAGGAGATCTGGTTCAAGACCCCAGCCTACCAAATTGCTGAGGACATCAAGAAATGGGACGCAAAACTAGGCATTTCTAAGGTAGCTATTACCTACTGCGATCCTTCAATGGACATCAACACGACAGCAGACGTTAGAACCGTTAGGGAGATCTACGAGGCTAATGGAATTGCGATGGAGTGTTCGATTAATGATAGGGAAGAATTCGCCATGTCCATCCACCAAGCCCTAGCTGAACAGGCTGGCGAGGGAGTCCCTAGAATTCAGTTCTACGTCTATCGAAACAAGGGTTGCCCATATCTCGTTAGAGCCCTTCCACAGATGAGATTCCATCCTAAACAGTTCAAGAAAATGGATGACCACAAAGATGACCACCCAGTAGTCGCTCTTGCCTACTTCCTCATGTCTCATGCAGCAGATTCCCGACACGAGGTAACCGCAGGTCAGAGGTTAAGAAAGTGGATGATGCCTAAGAGTACATGTTCTCATGGCAATCCAAAGGGAAGTTGCAGATACTGTAGGATTTATTAATGGAAAACGAAATGACGACTCGAGCACAAGAGGTTATCAAGGAGCAGAACGCTCCAGTTAATCCGGCTGAGGAGAAGGCAAAGAAGTCAAAGCTCGCTCAGAAAAAGAAGAATGCCGACTTTAAGGCTAGGGTAGAAGTTTGTAAACAGTACAGACGTACTCTAGTTGGTAACTGGGCTGTTTCAGTAGACTATAGACGTGGCAAGGCCCTAGCTTCTAGTGGTGATGACGACCAAGTAGTTGTTCCTCTAGATTGGCCTATGACCAAGGCCAAGCAGTCTGCACTATTCTCTCAAGTTCCTAAAGTGAGTGTATCTCACCCACCCCTTAGCGCCTCTGCCGGTCCATGGCTTGCTAGCTTCGAGACCAAGTTGAACGATACTCTAGTCGCAGGCGGTATAGAAACGGTCATGGACGAACTTCTTCCAGACGTAATCAACGCTGCTGGATTCGGAGTAGCCCTCGTTTCCTACGAGACAATCACAGAAGATAAAGAAGTTCCATCGGTAGACCTTTCCATTCTCCCACCAGAGATTCAGCAGAAGGTCCTACAGACAGGAAAAATCAATGGGGTAGAAATCCCCATGGAAACCGTCCCACAGGTTATTGATAAGCGGTATGTTATTCAGCGCCTCTCTCCCTCAGACTTCCTATGGCCTCTAGACTTCGTAGGTTCTAACTTTGACAACGCTCCGTGGCTAGGCCGAACAGGTAGAATCACATGGGCAGAAGCTGTCCAGCGTTTCGGCTTGAAGGAAGAAGACAAGGATAAGGTCTTAGGAGAAGACAAAACCCATCTAGATCGTCTCACCTTCGACACCGAGAAGGACCGAATCCAGCCTGAAGAAAAGGTTGTCTTTGATGAGATCTTCTATAAAGAACACCAGTACGATCCTGAAGCTAAGTCCTACGTTACTATTCATCATCTTGTCTTCATCAATGGCAAGGATGAACCAGTTATCGATGAGCCATGGAAGGGGCAGGATGTCCAAGAGGACCTATCAGTTATAGGCTCCCTAAAGTATCCACTAAGAGTTCTAACCCTCTCCTATATCACAGATGATGCCATTCCTCCATCAGACTCAGCTATTGGTCGAGGACAGGTCAACGAGATTAACAAGTCAAGAACCCAGATGATCCGTCAGAGGGAGAGGAATATCCCATGGCGCTGGATTGACTCTAACCGTTCAGACCCAACCATTATGCAAGCCCTAATGAGGGGCACATGGCAGAACGTCATCCCAGTTCAGGGCGACGGTACTAGAATCATTGGAGAAGTAGCAAAGGCCGGTCATCCTCAGGAAGACTTCACCTTCGATCAGATTGCCAAGAACGACCTTAATGAGTCGTGGTCAATTGGACCTAACCAAGTCGGTTCAGGTCAGGGCATCGAGACGAAGGGAGAAAGCCAAGAGATCTCATCTAACTTCCAAACCCGCATTGGTAGGGAGAGAGCAAAGGTTGCTGCCTACGTCGTAGGTATAGCCGAAGTCCTAGGTGGAATGCTCTGTCTTCTAGAAGATCCATCAACCTATGGAGAAGGATTTGACCCTGCATTCTCTAGGTCACTCTCGTTCTCAATCCTAGTAGACTCAACCCTACTTCTAGACTCTAATCAGAGACTAGAGCGTTTAGACAGGTTCCTCAACACTTACGCTAAGTCAGGTTTCGTCAACCTTGAACCTGTCTTAAGGGAGATTGCCATCCTAACTGGACTAGATCCTAATGCTGTCATCAAGGCTCCAGACCCACAGAGTCCTCCACCACCAAATGTCAGTCTAAGACTAAGTGGCAAGGAAGACATGATGAACCCACTCATGTTAGCCATCTACCTAGGTGAGGGTAAACCTCCAACTCCAGACCTAATCAAACAGGCTATGGAGATGATTCAGATGTCAGTCTCAGTTCCAGGAATGGTCCAACCCGGTCAACCACCAACCCCAGGACCCGATGGGCAGCCACTACCTCCTGGTCCTCCAACTCCAGTGGGAGAGGCTAACCCAGACCTTACAGTCCTTCCAAAGATTGCTAAGCGTTCAGATGACCCAGCTGCAGGCGGGAAGGAGGGCATCTAATGCCCTTCTACGACCTAACCTGTAAGAATGGTCATGAGCAGTACAACCTATTTCTCAAGATAGGAGAACGACCACCCTGTCCAAACTGCTCTGAACCTACAGAAACTTTGTGGGTAGGGAAGTCTAACTCTGTTATCTCAGACGAAATTCCAGGAGGTATCTGGATTAGACATGGCATCTGTAATGAGGATGGAACCCCAAAGAAGTACTACTCCAAGTCGGAGATGGAGAAGGAAGCTAAACGTAGAGGCATGACTAATAAGGTTGAACACGTAGGCACCAAGGACTCAGATAAGTCCAGACATACCACTAGGTGGTTCTAAGTGACCAAGGAAACCATAGCAAGAGAGCTTAGAGAACTCCTAAACTTACCTCCAACCGAGTACTCAAACATAAGGTGTTCTAATGAATACCGCCTAATAGGTGTAGTCCTTAAGACCATAACCAACGCTCTCTGGAGGGGCGAGTCAGTAAGGATTGCAGGCTTCGGTATCTTCCGAGTAAGAACCAGGAAGGCCACAAGACATGGTGTCCCCTATAGACATAAAGACATAGATGAGACAGTTGGAAATGGAAAGCCACCCGAGTACAGAGGGGTATGGAAGGTGAGAGACATCCCAGAAAGAAAGTACGTCCACTTTCAACCTTCTAGAGTCCTCCTAAGGATGATCAATGGAAATCAACAGTAACCCCAAAACCAAGTTCGTAGACGACTATACCTTCCACTTCGTTGGACATGATGTCCTACCAATTACTGTAGACAAGTCCATTGGAGATACAGTAGAGTTCGACCCCCATGGAGGGGTAAGAGTCTGCCTAGTAGCTAGACAGAGCTTGACAAACCCAGAAGAGATACTCCCAGCTGAAGAGTTTGGGATAGTCCCTTCCAACCTCCTATGGATAGAACATCGACAGAGACTTTCAACTGAACAGACTCCTGACCAGAAGCTAGAGTGGACTGAGATCATAGAAAAGACTAAGAAAACCGTCCACTAATCCCGTTAACACCTTACTTGCACTCTGCGAAGGAAACACAAACCCCTAAAGGGTTTTGTTTCCCGTAGCAAACATTTTGATACGCTGATACATACACTAGGGGTGGACCGTATCATATCAACGTATCTCATTCATTCTAAAGGACTTACAGACACCCCAAAAATACCGTATCAGTGCGTATCAGCAGATCGTATCAGCTCAGCAGCGTATCAGCCGCCAACGGGGCGTAACCCGACGGTTGCCCACCGTCAAAAGGACACAATGTCAGATTTAGACCTAACGACCATTATTGAAGACTCCCTTACAGACGCAGAACTGCCATCAGAGGCCTCCATTCTAGAGACCCCCGACCCAACCCCTACCGAGCCAGTAGAAGCCGCTCCTGAGGAGCCTGAGGCCGCTGAGGAGGCTGTCCAAGAAGCAGCAGAAACCCCAGCCGAGGGAGAGGAAGGAACTAAGAAATCAAAGAGTCAGTGGGAAGACTTCGACAAGAAGTTCGGGATTGACCCAACTTATCCCAACTCAGGCCGGGAAAACCGTATCCCCTACTCTCGAGTCAAGAAGATTGCCCAGAAGGCCGTCCGAGACGCAAAGAAGGAATGGGAGTCTGAGTTTAGTCCTAAATCCCAAGAGTACGAAACAAAGCTAAAGGACTATGAGGCTAAGCTCACCCGCTATACCAACTTAGACAAGGTCATGAGTTCAGACCCTGAGAGATTCCTAACGATGCTCTCAAAGGTCCCGGCTTATCAGCAGTTCTTTGCTGCTGTCGAAGCTGCCTTCGAAGCCTCTTCTAAGCAACAGGCTGCGCCGCCAACTCCAATAGCTCCAGCTTCAGTCCAAGACGGGGACGACATGCCACAGCCAGACCAGCGCCTCTCAGATGGTAGCATGGTCTACTC